ACTAAAACTGCAAGCAGAACTAAAAGCGAAAGAAGAAACCAAGACCAGAGTAGTGTACCAAGCGAGTTCGGCTTGTTTAGGGTTATTGATATTCGGAATTCTGGTAACTGCATTTAGTTCGTGGAAGATTTCTGGTCTTACGATTGTCGCTCTGTCCTCTTGTGGCATTGGAGCGGTCTGGTGGTTCCTATCTTGACAGACCAACCTATTAGAGCAAACTTGGCTTGCTCAAATAAGTTCGTGCGATGGTTTGTTTGCTGTTGTTGGCGTTGCGTTCCATTTGGGACTTACAGAGAAACGGTGCTACCACCTTCGCACGAAAGGTGGCTAGTGCCTATTCGTCTTCATCTTCTAATGGCTCGTGTCGCTTAATAACAGGCTTTGGCTCTGGGAGCATACCCATACCCTTGTCAATGTTGTAGTCCACAATCATACAGGCTTGGCTTCGGGTCAGACCGTCTTTGACCATAAAGCACTCAACAATGGTCTCATAGTCGTACAGGATGCCTCCTGTAAGCCCTTCCAGCCCTAGGATGGCTTGGTCTAGCCATTCCCTAGGTTCAAGGAAGATGCCCACAGGGTAGTCCCTGTCGTTATCCTTTAATTCCGCTTTTGAAAGCCTTCTCGGTTTTGGCATCTTTGAATTTGTAGAGGTAAATCTTACGGATAGAGATAGGACTAGTCCTTACTCTTGCTTGAACGAATTTTACGCTTCCGTCTCTTAGATGCTTTACTAATCGCATCTGCAAGTTTCTTAGAGGTATGGAATATTTCTCCGCTAACTCGATGGAAGACAAGTATCCTTTCGGTCTCGGTTCTGATGTAACCTTCCTGTACTGACCTCTGGAATTTACCTCGTTCAGAAACTGGCTGGTTGTTATCTTCATTTTCTTTCGTGGCTAAAGATAAACTCTTTTCCAACTCGGTGGGCTTGCCAGACTTTCCAGTCGTTACCTTGTACGAATCCATAGAGCCATCCAGTACCCCACTTAGAAGTAGCCAATCGGTTCTTCGCATAACGCATTTCACGCTTCTTGCAGAGACACCCACCAGAAAAACCAACTGTACCTCGATATCTTCGTGCGTTGGTTTGCTGGATGCTGTGGATGTGTCCCATAAGGACTGCCCCTTCTTCCAGTCCGTAATGTATTGCGTGTTCTTCCACCGCTCGCACTCCACAAGTGTATCCGTGGACTGTTCGTACTTTTCCCAAGGTGTGGACACCATCTTCAGCGTGATAGGGGTAGATTTTCTTACACCCACCCACTTTAAGGGTAGTTCGAATAGAGGCATCCATTTCTTCACAATAGTCTTTAGCCATTGCGTTATGCGATGAGTGAATAATTTGGTCGAGGCGGTCTTCGTGGTTTCCATAATGAAATACAGTAGGGCAGGTGTGTTGTAAGAAATGCTTTCCCCATTGAAGGTCATCTTCAAGAGATTCTCCTTCTTCTTTCATACTACGACCAGACCTAATACTGCGAAAATCAAAACAATCTCCTAGGTGGATACGCTCCTCTGGAGCATAGGATTTAATAAACTTAAACAAGGCAGATGAGGCATCCTCGTCCACCATATCTCCGTGATTGTCCCCAAAAGCCACAAATTTGATGTATTTACTCACGAGTGGTTGGCATCTCCATTTTCTTTGAGCGTAGGAATAGCAGAAGGTTCTCTGCGTCCTTGACCGTCAAGTAGATGAACTTCGCTCCGCTTCTCTTCGCACCAGACAGCAGGAAGGATAAACGGTTGTCCGCTGGCTGTACGGATTTCTTTGACGGAGTTGGCATTGTGGAGGATTTGGATAAGTTCTTCAACGCTAAGACCAAGGAGGAGGGCAGACGCTTTGAGACCATTTTGGTTATTGTGATTCATACTTATTGAGAGGCTTGGCAAACAATTTAGCCCATAGAGCCTTGGCATACACAAAGTATTCTTTAGTCTTAGTGACCTCTGCTGTAGTCTGCTTCTTTGCTTCAAGATGACCGCCATTGTGGGCTGGTCGCATCCACTTCTTTTTCATCTTCACAGGATGCCTCTGGCACGATTGAGTGCAGGGTAGTCAAGGTCAGTATTCAGTTTACGCTTCAAGGCTCCAGTAACGCCCATACAGTAGCACATATAGACACGCATAGGAGTAGGCTTGATGTTGTTTTTCTGAAGGGTCTGCACAATCCATTCGCAATGCCATTGGGCTACCTGCCGTGCGATTGGGTAATTGAATGCGTTAGACTTGTTGTACTCCCAGTTGGCAAGGTTACGCTTACAAGCGTCTTCCCAAGCAGAGCGATGCATCTGGTAGGCTCCAAGAGATTTTCCCTTGTCTGAAATCGAGGTGCATCTGTTGTCAGATTCGATGATGGCTAATTTATCCAAAAAGCCGTCTGTTATTTCCATCGCCTGTGCATTGAGACACAGGAGAAGTAGCAATACCGTTTTCATATGTATGTTAATTTGGTAAAATGTCCCTGCTAGGAATCGAACCTAGATAATTCGCTTAGAAGGCGAATGTTCTATCCATTGAACTACAGGGACAGATTGGTTAGAACGGAACTTCGTCTTGGGATTCGGGTTCAGAGTCTACACCATTCTGCTTCAAAACCCAGAGAGCCTGTGCAGACTTCTTAAGGGACTGGTCTTTAGCACCTACCTTACCAGTCTTCTCCCACGGCTTAGGCTCCCACTTGTTAGCCCAGTAGTCCAAATCCTTGTCAGCCAGAGCGGACAGGGCAGTACCCTTGTTATTGCCGAACGGAACAGCCAGTTCAAAGTCGATACCAACGCTACCAGTATGAGGGGCAACAAAGGTGGCTGGTTTAAAATCTGGGGCTGACTTCTTTAAAGGAGCAGAGGCAGTCTTGACCACACGGTCTACTTCTGCGTCATCATCAGCCGTAGCCAGACCTCCAATAGAAGCCAAGCAATAGCGTCTAAGATAAGTTAGGATTGCACCAGCCTGTTGACCAGTAGCCTGTTCGCCAACAGGAACAACGCACGAGGATTCGATGCTCGTACCATTCTTGTGGGCGATGATGGTCTTGATACCAATACCATTGTCGTGGTACTCAGAGGTAGGCAGTTGAATCACCGTGAGACCGTGCTTGTGGAACAGGGGTTTAAGATAAGACAAGTGAGCCGATAGGCTCGCAAATTTATTCTTAAAATGCGGATTAAAGTCATCAGCAACTATGTCCTTCGTGTCAGCGTGTACATTTCCAATAGCGATGTACAGTTCAGCCAGATTGGGCTTAGGAAGAGTATCGTCTTGCATATCGATGCGTGTCCAGAGTTGGTTACTTCTTGCTGACCACGATTTCATTGACGGAGCGAGCGTTGTTCGCATTGATACGGACAGCCTTGCCTTGGTCGTTGATGAACGAGTAGTACAGGTAGTGCTTGACCTTTACAGGCTTCAGCAGACGAGCCATACGACCATCGGGAAGTACGACATACTTGGTTGCGTTGTTGACCCCGATGAGTTCGGAGGTCGCATTGTTGGTGGTTGGGTTTTCCATAGTGGGAATTTATTGGGTAACAGAGGCTCCGTAGATTTTAAAATAGTCTTTCAGTCTTCGGATAATGGCTGTGCCAGTTTCTCCGTTATTGAATCTATCAGAAAGTCCGCTTCCGTTATAGTTTGTTGTTATAATTGTAGGGCGTTTATTTGAGGTACGCTCGTCAATGATTGAAAATAAATCAGTCTCCATACGCTGGGTCAAGCGTTCTTTACCTAAATCGTCAATGACCAGCAGAGAGCAGGAAGTCAGACGCTCGATGACATCTCCGTGAGTCTGATTGGCAAAGCCCTGCTCAATCTTCTGCTCCAGTTTCCGCATCGTGAGGAACTCAGAGTACTTGGGATAGTGGTGAAGCCAGCCCTTGTTGAACATAGCCCAAGCACAGCGGGTCTTCCCTGTCCCTGTGACACCGTGGAGCAGTACGCTTTGGTCTGGGGTGTACTCCTCCAAAGCCTGTTGCATCTGGGGAGCGAGTTTACTGACCACGGTGTCTTGGAAAGCACTAGGCGTGTTCGGGTGCATCGACTTGAAAGCCCAGTCGTGCTTATCAAACACACCCCTGTAGGAGTAAGGGTAATCGTGATACTCTGCCGTGCCAAAGCAATCAAGGCACACAGACACATTAGTCTTAAACTTCACAGCACGGCTATCCCATACAGGAGTAGCAGGTGCTTTGCAATGAATGCACTTAGAAGCCATTGGAGTGGTCGTTGTTG